GCCCCAAACTAAAGCAAATGATAAACCTATTCAAAAAACGTTGTTATGATAGAAAATGCAGATCAAAGGTCACTTGACTGGTTTAGATGTCGCCTTGGTAACATTACTGGTAGTAGTGTCGGCTTGCTTATGAAAAGCGGCAGAAGTGACATGTTCAGCGATACTGCCAAGAATTACATTTTCCAAGTTGCGGCAGAAAGAGCTATGAATCCTGAGATTGTAAACGATGATATTGCATTTGCCGAGTATTTGTCTGCTGTTAATGTAGAGAGCAAAGCAATGAGATTCGGAACAGAGCAGGAAGCAAGCGCACGTGATTTGTATTCAAGGTTAACAGGAAGGCATATTGTAGAAGTGGGGTCGTGTAAACACCCCACTATCCCCAACTTTGCCAGTAGTCCTGACGGGTTCTTTTATGATGAAGAATCTGGGGAGCGTGGATGTATTGAGATAAAATGTCCGTCTCAGAACACATTTATGAAATATAAGAGTGAAGTTTATGACAATGATTCGCTCCTCAAAGTCAAGTATGAATACTTCTATCAGTGTATGGCTCACATGATGTGCTGTAATGCAATCTGGACGGATTTTGTTGCTTACAATCCTTTCCAAAAAGATCCTATTCACATCGTCCGTATACTACCAGATGAAAAGTTTTTTGCAGAAATGGAGAAACGCATTCGTATGGCAGACGATATTATTAACCAAATAGCCGATATAGAGCAATGAACACACAATTAGCAATTCAAGAAAGCGACCTAGAACTGGTCGTGAGTGAAAAGACGTTAGGTAGTCTTACTACCAACGCAAAGCAAATCAGAGATATGGTAAAAGCCGCTTTGCCAATGTATGATATCTCCAATTATAACGATGAGAATATCGATCAGGCAAAGAAAGACAAGGCAGCTTTAAACAAGGCGGCGAAAGCCCTCAATGCCAAACGTCTTGAAATTGAGAAAGAATTCATGAAACCTTTCGGGGAGTTCAAGGACGTTGTAACCGAAACCGTGAAACTTATCGGCGAGTGCTCTGCCAAGATTGACACGGTAGTCAAGCAGAACGAACAGCAATACAAGGATAGGAAGAAAGCCACTATCAAGACCTACTTTGATGGATTGAATGTTAACCTTGTAGACTTCAATAAGGTTTTCAAGTCTGAGTGGCTCAACAAATCCGCAAGCATGAAGTCTGTATGCAACGATATTGATGCCATATTTGCTAAGATTGAGAACGAACTTTCTACACTAAAGGGGTTTTGTGAGGATTTCGATGTCCTTCGTACTTATTATATGGATACGCTCAATATCTCATCCACCATCCAGTATGCCAACCGTCTGAAGGAGCAGCGTGAGCGTGCCAAAGCAGCAGAAGAGGCGCGCATCAAGGCAGAGCAGGAAAGAAATGCTGCTGAAGAAGCGCAGAGGAAAGAGGAATCCGAACAACTTTTGGTACGTCCTGTCAATCCATTTGCTGTAGCAAGCCAAAAAATAAAATATCAACCTCCTTTTATTAATCAGCCCGAAGCACAACAGCCTGAACTGTTAACGAGAGCTTTCAAAGTCACCACCACTCGTGAGAATATCATTGCCTTGGGTGACTTCATGAATGAACGCGGCATTGACTTTGACAAGATAGAACTTTAATATATACTAAGTTATGAATTATAGCATAAAATTGAATTTACTAAAATTTAAAAACTCCTGCGTTGTAACTGTAAAAGGCGCGACATCTACAAAAAGAGGTGTTTTCATACCTATTGAAGACAATAACATCTTCATATCGGCAGATGATAACCTGAAAGCCAAAGGCGCGTACATTGACTCCACCGCTTGGGAAAACCAGTCGCCCGGCAAGTATGGTGACACGCACAGCATACGACAGTCGCTCGCCAAAGAAATTCGCGAACGCATGACGGAGGACGAGCTTAAATCCGTTCCGTATATAGGTAACATGAAGCCTTATGAGGTGCAAAACGCTTCTTCGTCTGTAAATGCACCCACCGCACAAGTGGATGAAAATTTGGACGATTTGCCATTCTGATGTTATGGACCTATGCAAAACAGATATACAAAATTTAATCCACCTTCTTGATAGATGTGCCGGACTTATAGACAAGTATTGCCGGAAACCTTGTGAGCTGGATAAAGCAAGGCAATGCAGGAAAATTAGTAAGAAACTTAAAAACAAAGCAAGAAAATGAAAATTATAATCAACAAACCAACAGAATTTGAAGCGGTCTACTTAGAAGTGGATGCAGGTGTACGCTATTGGGATGACGGATACATCAACGGTATGGAGGATACCGATTGTGAAGAAACGGATGGAATCCCCCAGATGCCTTGTGCCGAATATATGGGAGAACAACACATGGTGCTGCGTGGTTATAACTGGCGTTGGCGACCACTGATAGATATTGAAACAGGACAAATAGTCAACTGGTCCCAAGGAACAACTGCCCGTGTTCATTATAAAGTGTGCGATGATTTCCTTTGTGATATTCTTGATGGGAACAAAAACGTTATCACCTCTTATGACGGATATGTACCTAAGATTATGTGTCCGGCAGATGAAGGATATGGCGACTACATCATTATGAATATTGATGAGAATGGATTTATTCAAGGATGGAAAAAAGAATTGATTAAACGACTAATACAAGAAGAGGACTGATTATGGAAAGCAACATATCGCGCGATCATATTGCGCTTGAAGCGATGAAGTGTATGATGATGACAGCAAAACGCAGAAGAACTTTATGGAATAGAGTTGTAACATTGTTTTTTCCGTCCAAAGAAGCTAGTGTTACAAACTACTACTATGAAGGACAGGCTAAATCAGCTTATCAGATAGCTGATGCAATGATTAAGGAACGTAACAAGACAAAGGAGGAATGATTATGATGCACACATGGTTTGAGTGTAAAATTCGTTATGAGAAAGTAATGGAAAACGGGATGAATAAAAAAGTCACAGAATCTTATTTATTTGATTCTTTATCTTTTACAGAAAGCGAAGGAAGATGTATTGAGGAAATGACACCGTTTATCAGCGGTGAATTTACTGTTTCTGACATAAAACGTGCCAACTATTCTGAGATATTTTTCTCAGATGAAGAATCTGCTGACAGGTATTTTAAATGCAAGTTATACTTTATCACATTGGATGAAAAGACTGGTGCGGAAAAGAAAACATCCACAAACATTCTTGTTCAAGCATCCGACTTGAGAGATGCAGCCAAGAAACTGGATGAAGGAATGAAAGGCACAATGGCAGACTACGTGATTGCTTCGGTAGCGGAAACTGCTATTATGGATGTTTATCCTTATGAAGCAAATTCAGATGTTAAACCAGAATTTCCTAATGCTTAAAAATTGACTGATATGGAAGACTATATTTCAGACTGGTTCATTCCGA